TCTACTCTAAAGGGGACTGTGGCTGAGTTCCAATTCTCGCCCCCAACTTTACTTTTACGTAAACGGACTTCCATATCAAAACCTACATTAGTAGTACCTTCTTTAATCCAACCACTTCGTCTAACCTGTAGCAAAAAGTGGGCGAAAAAAGCTTGTGCTAATCCACCGGGCATATTATCTAGGGCTACTGGCCCTATACTACTTCTAACCTGATTAATTGCTACTAAAGCTGACCCATGTTTTAAATTAGGTAATATTCTTGGCAATGAACTATTTACAAATCGTGCTTGCCAAGCCATTGGATTATAAGAAAAGTCCTCATCATGAACAGCTGTAGGTACAAGCCCTGCAATACTATCCAAAACTATAACGTCTACCCCCGCTCTCATTAATTCTCTAGTAGTATCCATTGCTTCCTCACCGTTAATTGGTTGGGCTACCATAACATTGGACGAATCAATACCACATCTTTCGACCCAAGCTGAGTCCCAAGATAGTTCTGTATCTATCCATGCCGTAGTCCCCCCATTTTTCTGTGCGTTTGCAACAACCTGAGATGCTAAATACGACTTGCCTACATTAGTCGGCCCGTATAATATAGTCATCCTCTTTTTAGGTATGCCACCACCAGTAAGATTATCAAGAACAGGGATATTGAAAGGAATTCTTCCAAAAGAAAATTCGTCACTATCACCTCTCCTTAAATTCATTGTTTTATTTTGTAATAGAGATTCTATTACATCTTCAGCACTATTTTTCATTTAACCCTCCTTACGTTGATGAATTGCTTCTGCCCATGCAAAATATACAGCACAGGCTTGAATAATCTCCTCATACATATTTTCGTCATCTTTCTCCCAAATGGCTCGTGCCACTTCTCCATTCTCTTCAGTTGCTATGACATTCCAATATTCGTCTGAATGTCCTGATTGATTACCATACATAATATCTTGACGCTCTCTTTCTCCTAAGACAGCCTCCAAAACTATTGCTCTGGTAACCTCATTTTTAATTACTTGATCCTTCATCTAATACCTCTGTTATTTTATTATCGACCTCATCTTTCATATACCCCCAAATCTGGTTAGCGGTATCTTTAACCTCGGCTAATTGAACATCAACCGGGACTTCGGTGTCGATTTGATCTACATTTACATCTATTCTAGCGTATTGGTTTGTTGATAAATCCCCAACCCTAAATGTAAATCCTAAATGCATACTTACTTTTGCCATTCTTGTTCCTCCTCTAATTTAAATGTAAAGCATTCTCTTTGTAGCATTAAACCAATTATAGCATACCCTGCTAAATCGGTAAAGCTGTCTTCTACTGCTTCATGTTTAGGACTTCTTTCTGTCCATAATAAGTGTTTTAATCTACCTATTTTATCCCACATACGGACGATTAAGCCCTGTTCTTTGAAAACTAGTATATTATCAGGGCCATAGTCTTTATGCTTCTCTATGACCGTCCTAGCCACCTCTAAAGCGATGTTACGACATGCTTGATCAAAGGTTCCATCACTCTGACGCATCTTCTTTCTCCCACTTTTGAACCTTATCTAATACATAGACATGTAGGTCTGCTCCAAGTTCTGATGCAAAAGCAGCTAAACGTATTACATTATCCAATGTTTCTGAATATAATTCCTTATGTTCTTTACTATTCTCATCTGCTCTATACCATGAATTTTGAATACTTTTTAGCCTTTCATCTAAGTCCTGTATTCTTGTAGCTATTTCTAATTTGTCTCCCCATTGAGGATTGTCTTCTAAAGACGCTGTTCCATGTGGAGTATTAACTCTTTCTGTCATAGGGATAACTACCTTTTTTATAATCTATTGGGTGTGGAATAGAATCTATCTCTGTTTTTAAATCCTTATATTCTTTATAACGTTTATTAGCTTTATAGGTAGCATACGCACCTCCAACAATTCCAGCTGCTCCGCCAATTACTCCTGCCACAATCCCAAATATTTTTCTCTTTTTCATATTTCTTACTCCCAATCTATATAATTTTCGCATGATTCTTTTACGACTGGCTCATACATAAAGTCTTTTTTTGTCGCCCATGATGGCGAACATTCCTCCATATCAACATATAGAGGTATATTTAAACTATTCTCCTCTAATAATGATTTAATATGATTAGGAACCTCATCTAATTCAGAGTTATCTATCTCACAAATAATCTCATCATGTACTTGCAATAACATATTACTCTTCTTATCGGCTAGGTAGGCAGCTACTGCAATCATTCGTTCACTTAAAATATCTGCACTTGTACCTTGAACAAGGTAATTAACTCCTTTATAACCTAACTCCTTCTTAATCCTATATAATCGTCCATATCGATTACGTATCCATCCTCTATTCTCTACAGTACTGACAACAGAGTCAAAGAATTCTTTTGATCCCTTCAATCCTGCAAAGTATTGTTTCTTATATCGCCCTGCTTCGATTGGAGTTGTTCCTAACTGTACAGCTAACTTATTTCGCCCAATACCATATATAGTTCCAAACGTAATAGCTTTAGCCATTTGTCTATAAAACTTAAAGTCTTTGGATTCTTCTTCTACATCGAAAGCTAATTTTGCTGCTTCCCCATGAAAATCAGTATCTGATCTTTTTAAGAGTTCATCAATCTCCTCGTTCTTTAAATAACTTAGAAAAACCCTAACCTCCATTTGCGAATAGTCAAAACCAATTAAAGTTTTATCAGGACGAGACACAAACAATCTACGAATAGCTATTTGAGTCGGATCAGTATCATCATAATACTCATCTCCTAAATATCCCCATGTCTGAATAACATTATCCGACAGTTGGGTTTGAGACGATCCGCCCTTAGACGCTATTAATGCTGATACTCTAGATCGTACATCTCGTAACTGATCTCCTGTTAACTCCTCATTCGATAACCTAAAATAGTTACGTGGAATATTTTGGAGGTTCGGTTCACGAGACGATAGTCTTCCAGTTAACGTTCCCCAATTACAGAAGGAGGTATGCATTATAGGCTTTTCTAAATAAGGTTCTATATATGTAGACCTTAATTTTTCTAATGTCCTATACTGCCTAACTAATCCTGCAAGTGGATGGTTAATCTGAATTAAAGCTGCTTCTCCCCATGATTGTTTACCTTTAGGGGTACTCTCAGGAGAAAAAATACCGTTATCATTAAATATCTCGCCTAATTGTGCGGTACTATTTATATTAAACTCTCCTACATCTTTATATATCTGACCTTCTATCTCGCTTTTTCTCTGCTCAATCTTCCCCATAACATATTCTGCATATTTAGTATCTACTGAAATCCCAGATTCTTCCATGTTTAATAAGACTTTAGTTAAATCTATTTCCATTTTAAAAATATCCATTTGATTAGTAGATTCTAACTTCGCTAATCTATCGTTATATAGTGTCCTAGTCCACTCAACATCTTTTATACAGTAGGGGCCTAGTATAGTAGGTGGGGCTAACGAAAAGTCTTTATTCCATTTATTGGAACGTAATACTTTTTTAGTTTCTATATCATAAGCCCCTGCCTCATCACCATAACTACGTTTTAAAGTACTTGTTAAATCTAAATCTTTCACTACAGCGGGTTCTGTTAATCTAACCATTACTAACACATCAATTAATTCAATGTTAGTTACATCTAAACCGTCCTGCTGTAAGAAGTGAAGATCAAATTTAACGTTATAACCAATTAAGGTCTTCCTTAAATTCATCATTGCTATTAATTCTTTTAATGCTGTAGGGGGTAAATTTGTCCCTTGTTGATGTCTTATAGGGAAATAATACGCATAATCTTCTATTGCGATTCCAATCCCACATATTTGATTCATACCAAAATAATCTAAGCCATTTGTTTCAACATCTACTATCCACGTATCTGAGGAACGTAACTGAGTTAATACTTCTGCAAAATCTGTTAAATTATCAACTATCATTTTATCCTCCTTGGTGGGCTTTCAGGTATAGCCCCCACAGCAAGCCTTGCCACGAAAGAGCGGTAAAATCCCCTTAAACCATGCTCCGTATCTTGTCTGAACATATTAACTAAACAAGTTTTCCTTGTCAGTTGTAAGGTTCACTACTTCCGCACTAGCTGACCCATTGAGGGACGGAGCGGGTGTACCACTATATCGCTCTCTAAAGTAGCCTTTAATGGTAGGCAGATCATCGATCTCTGTTAATTTATCGGCAGGTATTTCTTCACCACGAGCAGTTGCTGCTAAAGTATAGGATGTATCATACATTCCAGTACCTGTTCTCTTAATCCTCATTACACCTTTATCCAAGGCTCCCCAATCATTGTAGATATCTACTAACTGGTTCCAAATGTAATTAGAACGTCCGAATGTCAACGCTATAACTCTGAAGTCATTAACCTCTTCCTTATAAAGTTTTCTACCACTCGGCCCCTGTATCTCCATCCATGACTCATTGCGTCTTTCTGGATGTAGTATTTCATGTACATATGCCCAAAAAGCAAACTTATGAGCGGGCCTAGTGTTGTCAGGAACATCACTAGTATCGATTCCATCGTCAGATAGTTTATTTGTCCAACGATTATCTACCCTATAAGTATACATATAAATTTCATCAAATTTTTCATCACCCTCTTCGCCACTTGCGACAGGTGTTAGAAAGGCTTGATCACCATCTCTAAACCAAACTTCCCTTCCGGGAGTTCCTCCTCCAGTATTTCCACTTCCAATATTCTCTTGTTTTTGTGCTATTCTTGCGATACCACTTGTCATAATAAATTCCTCCTTATATTACCAAAATGTTCTTGTGTTTATTATTTGTTGTAACTGTTCTTTATTTCTAATGTCCTGCACATCTTTATATTCAGTTGGCAACTGCGTATATGATACCACAAAGCGTTTAGAGATGCAAGTACTAATTTTCTCGCTCCCCATCTGTCCTGCTTCATCATTATCTAAACATAATACTAATTCATTTGTTGGTAGTTTCACTAAAAGTTCCTCTTGGATTTTAGACATATGTGCGCCTAATAAAGCTACAGAGTTAAATCCATTCTGATTCAACCACATAGTATCCAGAGTACCTTCAGTAATACATACAAAATCACATTTAGTTATTTTATGACTGCCAAATAAAACCTTAGATTTCTTTAGACCTTTAGAATATAAATATTTGGGTTCCTGTTTATACTGTCGTGTCACCCATCCGACCTCTCTACTACTCTTATCATGAATGGGAATGACTAAGTTTCGATATGTATCTATCCCACACTCCCATTCTAATAATGTTTGCTTATTAAAGCCTCGTTCAAAAATCCAATCGGGGACATATCCTTTTTGATAAGGTATTTCAACCTCGTCTAAGTCACCATCCTCAACCTCAAAACCATCGAATGAACAAAGTTCTATTTGTATACCATTTTTAAGTAGGTATTGTTCTACTTCTTCGGAATTAAAGTTTAAGTACTGTCCTATAAAAGACTTCAAACTTCCCTGCCCACATCCTCTAAAACAAATCCACATACCTTTCTCTACATTAATAGAGCATGAAGGTCGGGAATCATCATGAAAAGGGCAAGGAATCTGAAACTCGTCTCTATCAGACGGTGTATCTATTCCCATATCTAATAGAATACTTCCCCAATCCATTACTTCTTTCCTTTACGTAAGAATAAAACCACATCACTAGTGTATCCTGTAGTGTCAGTTACTTTGCCACTACGAATATCTCCCACGGTAAGGGCTACTGATTCTGCTGTTGGGCCTTTACTTTTCACAGTTCTCACTATAATACCACTATCATTATGATCATGTTTGTGATTTTTATGAGAACCTAGAAACCAATCTATTACACTCATTGCTGTCCTCCTTTAATATAATCCACCAAATGTGGTTTCATGAACTTCTCCACTATCGACATTCCATTGCATGGCAGTTGTCTCTATTGGAAGAATTCCATCTCTGTACTTTTGAAATTGTACTAATCGTTTATTATCTTCATCTTCTACTAATGACATAGCCATAGCTACATCTGAAGCCCTAATTAAAGCGTCCCCAAAAGCTACTTGATCAGGACGAGGTGGAGAATACATATGTGCTGCATCTCTATTCGCCTGAGTAGAAACAAAAATAGGGGTGTTCGTTGTCTGGGCTAAGTTCTTCATCCCATAGAAAACAGAGTGTGACTGTTCCCACATAGCCTTTCTATTACCTACTCCTGTATTAATAAGGTAGATACCGTCAATAACAACTAATTCAGGCTTATGTTTTCTAATCAATCCTGCAATATTCTCTACAGATATACTTGTTGCTCCTTCTATATGGTCACAAATCAATAATTGTTGGTCATGAATAGCATCAAGGAATCGTTGGTACTCTCCCTCATCTATCTGATCTCCCGCTCTTATGGCTCTATGTGATAAATTAAATCCCATCATATTAGCAAGCACCACATCAGTCCGTAAACTAATTTGGTTGGTTGGCATCTCAGTAGAAATTAACAAGGTTCTAAAACCTTTTGCAACTGCTGTAGCTGCGGCATGGACACACATCCATGTTTTTCCTACTGTAGGTCTGGCATATACCGAAATTAATTCTCCGGGCAACCACCCAATACCTGTAGAGTTCACACTAGGGAAACTTGTAGGTACTCCCATAATACCATCTCCTAACTTACGGCGTTCCTTTCGGGATCGCCACTCATCTAATCTCGATCCTGATGATTTTGTATAACTTTGTATATCATCATCATGCAAGACCTCTAAATCTTGTAGACCCGCCATAATCTTAGTCATTGCATTCTTAGGTTCAGTATGAATTAAATCTCTATTAGAGTTAATTAATCCAACCATCTTTCTATACAAAACTTGATTACCAAATATCTTAGTAGCATATTCCCACTTTAAGGATTGTGCTGACGGATCAAGACTAGGGAAGTTCTCCACTAATGTAGATTCACTAGGAAACTCCCCATAATCATCAAAATATTTTATTACAAATCTATAAGCATCACCATGAACAGAAAAATCCACGGAATGCTTATTAAAAGTCCTAAGATTACTTTTAGTATCTAACCCAAAAATAATACCAGACTCAATATAATCAAAACTTTCCATACTTATCTCTCCTCTCGATATACAGTTCGATTAGCTTCTGTATAAACAGATAACGTTATATCTCGATCTGTAATCGTATTTAACTTTTCTTTCACTTCACTTACTGTATCAAACGTTCCGTAACGAATAATCTTTTCAGTTTCATGTTTTATACCGACAATTGTATAGATCGTAGTCTCGTCTGTCAAGTGGGTCTTGAATAAGCCAAAATTTTGTTTCTTACTTCCCAGCATTTAATAAATACTCCAATCTAATTTTTAAATTATCTTTAATCTTATATGCTGAACTCTTTAAATCTTCTGTTATCTCCTCCATTGTTAACCCCTCAATACGTAATAAAATATATTGACGTTCATCATCAGTTAACTCTAAAGAATCTAACAACTCTCTTAACTCTAAATCATTGTCTACATCTATACCAACCGTTAAAGAATCAGCTAACTGATCTAATAACGGCTGTTCATCATCATAATACACAGCATCTAAACTCACAGGTTGTTGGTGACGCTGTGCTTTTGATATTAAAGTTCGTAATGTATTAACCATAGAGGTATGGAGGTATGTATGAAATATAACACCTCTATCCTCATCGAACCCGTGAGCCGCTTTCATTATTGCTATACGTAATTCTTGGGCCAAATCATCCCAATCCATACCTATAACAAAAGTATTTGAAAGCATACGAACTATTTTAGGTTCCCATTGTTTAATTAGGTCGTCATTTATTTCCATTACTTACTTAAATACCTTTTTACTTTGGGGTTGCGGGATACCCCCCCAATTAAAATACCAAATAAGATCGTAGCGACCATTAGGATCGGTATATTTATTTCAGTATACCGTCCTAATAGCACTAATGCTAGGTCTTCAAAGAAATGCGCTCCCGCCACAACGCTAGAAATGATTAACATCCGCATTACCTAACCTCAATATCAACTGTTTTGGGTTGCAGTTCGGCTTTTTTCGGCATTGTAATGGTAAGAATACCACTTTCATATGCAGATGTGATCGATTCACAATCAACTTTAAACTTTTCTTCGATGTTTGGTAGTTGTCTAGCAAAATTAAAGGAAGTTATCCCTCTATAAAGGTATTTTGCTTCCGTATCTTCTGTAGTATTGGTATCTTTTTCTGCTTTTATAACTAAAGCACCATCTTCTACCTTAACTATCATCTCTTCTCTACTAAAACCGGGAACAGCTACCTGTATTTTAAAAGAATCATCATATTCAATGATATCTAAAGGTAAAATCCCCTCTGTAAGACTAGTATCAAAGACTTTATTCATTTCTGTGAATACATCTCCTAATACTCTTCTACTCGTATTATTTCCAAATCTATTTACCATATAAATTTCTCCTTATGTTTATTCACTTACGTATGTGTAAGTGTTTTTCCTCTCGGATTTATGAAGATTGTATCACATGATAAATGGTTGTGTCAAGTTTTTAGTCGTTACGTTCACTCCTGTAGAAACATTCTCTAGAACAATAGACATTTTTATAACCACGTTGATGTCTTTGTATTATTTCACCCCTTCTCAGGTAAAAAGGTACTGTACAATAACTACAGTTAACCCTAATTCTATAATATTTGAATCTGCATTCAGAATTGCAGAATCTCCCCTTCTTTTCAAGAACATTATTACATACTAAGCAGTAGTATACTTTACTATGCTGTGGAAAAGCTGTAATCATATCCTCACTTTTAAGTATCTGGGAAATCCTACCCTTTGTCAAGTTAAGCCTTTTAGCCATTTCTGATGCGGGCATCATAGGGTCTTTACGTCTAAACTTACGTATTCTTTCTCTAGATGTTAATTTACGTTTAGGCATTATCCAAGCTTCATTATTCCCATGAAGATGTAGTCCCTTGCGACTTTTCGTAGTCTACTACCCATCTCTCTACTTGTTTCTCCCATTTTGCTTTTAAGTAAGCTGCATCAACATCTCCATCTTCATTAATTCTTTTTATATTAGAAGTTGCAGCAACTATTCTTGTCCATTGAGCATCTGTAAAACTTACTGTTACATCTGGCATTATTTTTCCTCCTCAAGTTTTTTAACTTTAGCTGATAATTCTTGTATAGCTGAAACTAATGGGGCAATTAATTCTGGTAAATTTATCCCCCAATCAGTATCATCTTCTTCCTCAGAATATTTTTCTGAGTATATGGTATTTTCACCATATCCCAATCCCAACATAACTTCTTTAACATGTTGTGATGAAAATCCAAAATGTTGTGTTTTAGATTCATCTGGTATTCTAGTATATTCAATAGGTTTTAAGGCATTAACTATATCTAAACCATTAGTCATATCAACAATGTTTTCTTTTAACCTAATATCTGAGGACATATTAGTCGAAACACCATAAACAGTATCCCATCTTT